GACCCTTGTTATACAAGTAATTTCTCCTCCAACTTAAATACCTTTTCTTGGAGTTCCGTTATTTCCTTTACCAAGTCCCTAGGAAGTATAGGTTCAACATAGTCGCTTGCGAGTTTGATTGCAGTTTCCATATCTGCCCAGATATTGGCGTGACGCAGATCAAAGTCAGCTTGCTCTTGGCTAGTAACTCCAACAGTTCCTTTTTGGGCATAGAATACTTCAGATAGACTATCGTGGTCTAACTTCGCCGTGTCTCTTATTTCTTTTATAGTTGGCATCACATTCTCCTAATTTATATACCCCATAAGGGTCAACGTAATTGTAGTTGCGTTAGTAAGTGTTATATGTTCAATAACACCACTAGAATCTGTAAAGCAGCCGACCACAGTATGATATAGATTTCTTGCCGAGGTAGAAGATAGACTTGTAAAAGCCCCGCCGTAGTAATCGGCAGTGTCTCCATTCTTGCGAACTGCGTAACGCCTAGCCGTGGCATCATCACTTATTACTTTGAATAAACAGAAAGTTGTTTTAGCTCCTACTGTGCCAGACAAGTCTAAATCCTGCCAAGTTGCACTCGCAGTAAGAGTAGTATTAAAGACAACTGTCTCACCTACAGTTAGGCTAGCACCAGCAGCAGCAGCCTGGAAGGTAGGCGCAACACCTACGCCATTACTTGTTAATACGTGTGTCGCTGTCCCTACGGCAACAGTCGCAATGACACCAGTAGCATCCCAAGTAATCAGTTCCCCGTCTGTCCCGTCAGCCAGCTTCGCTATTACTAGTGCCTTGTTAGCAATAGCCGTAGCGTTTCCTGTTGATGTTACGACACCTGTGAGGTTAGCGTTAGTAGTGACATTTCCTGCCGTCATTCCCGCCGCGGTCCCCGTCACATTCGTCATCACACCAGATGCGGGTGTTCCGAGCGCAGGGGTAACAAGTGTAGGTGAGGTAAATACGTTAGCTATCGTAATTCGCTTTGACTCTGCTGTCGGAACCTCAGATACATCACGAATATATACTTCGTCATCAACAGCAGGCGCAGCTGCTAATTCGGTTAAAGCACTTAATTTTGTGTCAGCCATTTAATTCCTCCTAATCTAGGTATCTTATCCTCCAGCAGTAAAAGATATTTCGAAGGTAAATTCAACCTGATTTCCACTTACAACGTTTATAGCTGAGAACACTGTCCTATCCATTAACGTTCCAGCAGTAGCAATGTTAAATAGACCGTGTTCAGTCCAAGCCTCTGTAGCGTCAGCGGTTATTGTGGCTACGGACTTATAGGTATCGTGGTCAGTTTCGACTTGTGTTCCAGTTGCACGGGCGATACCAGATGTAGTACCAAGGGCGGTATCAGTAATGTTTTCAGCAACAACCCCCAATCCCACTTCGTGGAACTTGAAGTCGCCGAAGGTTGAGGTCTCAGCTATAAGCTGGTCAACAATGAAGTCAACAAAAGCCGTGGTTACAACCTTATCCTTAACTACCCTCCTAATATCCGTATATTTGCCATCAACTATCAGCCTTGCCGTCAAGCAAGTGTGGGCTTTGATTACCCCTCCCCCAAACGCATTCCTTACCTTCTTTTTGAAATTAAACATCCTTGCCTCCTTTTACTATCTTCATATTATCTCCTTACGGCTGACTGACTGTCCAAGTACCAACTTCGGCAGTAACAAACCACCCGCCAGCTCCATCGGACATAAGAGTGATTGATTCACCCTCGTCATCGGCTGTGATTATTAAGTCATTACCTGTATCGTCTGTGGATATAACCCCACCATGATAAAACTTACCCCCAGATTCACCTATCTCTACGTTTACAGCCTGTGCCACCTGTAGGGCGAAGGTATAGTATATTCCAGCAGTAGCAGAAGCAGGAAGTTTAATAGTCTGTGCCCCAGTATCACCAAGATTAGTATGAACCGAACCACTTTCGGCAAGGGTTAGCGTGTCATTTGTGGTGTGCGCTTCTACAGCCAATATTATATTGTTTGCTCTGCCACCTATTTGTATTGTACTTCCTAACATTTCATACCTCCTAGTGCATTATCCACGTGACATCTAGCGTCCCAGTTGCGGTATGGTCAAACTCAAAGGCACCCACTTCTGAACGATTAAGTGAGAATTGGTAAGGGACTCCGCCTTCCATGTAAGCATAAGTAACCGCATCAGCAGCAGGGATTATATTCTGAACGTCTATGGTTGCCGAAAGGGTAGCCGAAGGCTTAAAGCGTATCCAGTGTGCTGTTACGCCGTTGACTAAAGTCTGTACTGACGCTGGGAGAGTGAAGGCATATAACCCATCCTGTGATAAAGTCTCCGTACCCGTGTTTGTCCCATCTGAATCACTTGCTACATCCGCCCACGCTGAACCAGTGTAATACTCCACATCAAGCGTAGCTGCGTTGGCGTTTAGATTAGTGGCGTGTAGGTCTATATAAAATCCCCTCGTAGGTTCAGTCGTTCCTATATAACAGATATCTGCGACTAACATAGCGTCTAGCGGCATATGTCCTGTAGTCCTATCTGTTACCGTAGGTTCATAGTTTATTGAATAGGTTGCGGTTGCGGCAGTGTAAACAAACACAGCCTTAATTTTAGGTGCCAAAGCCATCCTCCACGCTGAAGAACAATATAACATTACTTCATGGTAGGCTTTCTCTACTGCAAGGTGTGCAGCGGTTGTTGTCAGGGAGACTGTTTCTCCCTTGACTTTCTTGATTGGACTTCCAAAAGTTCCTATTGACATTTTAATTTCTCCTTATATTTGAACTTGAATTTAGTTTATCTCCAGCCCCGTAAACAATCCTGCAGCCTATTTCTCTGCAAGTATCCAGTTCGTTCTGGGGCATATTTTGTTCTGTTCTATCTCCGCCCTTTGCGAAGATGGCTGGCTTCCATTTCTTTAAGGTTTTGGCACAAGTACCATCTGTATCAATAATATCTTCAACTGTACCAGCTATTCTATATTCTTTCATCATTGCTGTTATTACTTCCTTACGAAACCATAGTGGTTCAAAACAATAGCCTTTCTTTTTTACAAGGTCAGCATCAGGATTGACAAGTACTATTAATTCTCCATGTAAGGCAAAGGCTGCTAAAAGGTGATTTAAATGTCCTTCATGGAATGGGTCAAACCCTCCAGCTACGGCTATAATTCTCATTTGCCCTCGTAGTCCACAGCAGCCCGTTTATCACGATACCGCCGTTCGCTCTCTATAGCGTCATGGTCTCCCCTTAAAAACCTCTTGATAAAAGAGTCTGGTTTCTGTATTACCGAGTAGTGCCTTTCCATCGGAAGGTTGCAACAGAGGGGGGCTTCAGCCGTAAAGGACTGAAGCACCTCCCTGTTGGAGTTACATTTGTTACAATGAAACTCGTATATGGGCATTACTCACCTACAAACTTCTCATAGATGTCAAAGTGCGAGTCTGTCAGCTTTTCTGTGTTATTCATTCTCTTGAGGGCTTCAACTATAATGTCCATAGCCTTCTCTCCGATGACAATATCCTTAGGCTTGTCCTTGGATTCATCCCATGCCACACGATTTTCCTCTACTACGAACCCCAAGTCTTTGTGTTCCTGCTCGCTGAATGACAGCGATTCCCGTAGTTTACGAAGTATCTTGAGGGTTGTATAATTCCCCTCACTTGGTAGTGCGTCTAGTAGGGCAAGTCTTTCACCTGTATTTAGTTCCATTTATCCTCCTTAGAGTGGGGGGTGATAGGCTCACCCCCCAAAGCCATTAAACTATGCAGCTTGCTGGTTGTAGTACATTAGGTAAGCTGATGCGCCCGATGGTAACCTGATTCTGAGGGAACCGTCTGAATTAGCTGGATCAGTTCCAGTGTTGTCGTATATCATTTTCCCTGACGCTGGACTTATACCAGCCCCTAACTCAAACAGAAATCCACTTGTGTCAAAGGCGGTTCTAGCAGTACCAGCCGTGTTCATATACAAGAACGATGTCGCCGTTCCTGTTACACCCGTAGTGCCAAAAGAAATCTCGCTCTCTAGCGGTGCGTATGACCCCGTGGACGTTCCTGCCGACATCAAGAGTTCAGCGCAAAGGGCAGAACCTAGCCCAGTCGTCTTACCTGAAGCACCATACTCTGCGTATGCCTTCAAAGCATTAGACCACCCACCTAAAGCTACGTTAGTGTACATATGGAATCTTGCACGCCCGCCAGTACCCGCAGCACCAGTCATTGAGGTCTTAATGTAAAATGACTCAACGCTTGTACCACTTGTGTCTGCACAGGTTATATAGCCCTCAATAACAGGTTTGCCGACTACCATAGTTACAGGTACGGTTGAGGACTGTCCTATGCGAAGTTTATTGTATATTGTTAATTGTCTCATTGTTTCTCCTTTCTATTTATAGTCCGTCAGGCTTTTACCTGCTAGACTTTAGGGCTATGAGTTCTGGTAGAGACATCGAACAAGGTGGGTCTTTCATATAGTCCCAACTTAAATCTGTCTCATTAGCTTCATCAGCCCTGACTTTGAATAATCTCCATTCATCACCGTAGTGATATTTGATGTATTCTTCAACTGGAGTGGGGCAAGGGTATTTCATTCCCATTAACTCAATTTGCCCCATATTCTTGAAGAACTTGATGGGATAGATATGGATAGACGGTGTAGGGTCGGGTTCCTTCCAGCAGTAGTACCAAATGTCTTTATCGTCCTGTTCACAGAACTTCAGGTCTAGTAATACTCCCGTTCCCCTGGGGTGCGAGGCTAGTATCTGTGCCCTTCTATTTTGTAGATTGGCGATAGAACGATAGCCTATACTCCATAATCTTTTGATTAACTCGGTTTCGGTTTCCTCACTTACTTCATCAAGCAACATTCGGATATCTATATCGTGGTCGTAAACATTGATACCACCATCTCTATAGGCGGACAAAAGTGTGCCTGAATCAATCCAGTGAGTAAGCCCCATAGACTTTATTACAGAGCAGGTATTTGCGAGGACTTCGCTGGCAGCGTTTTCATCTAACACTTGACCTTGCGTCTCCGTTCAACCCTGTTGGGTTTCTCGGTACAGCCCCCGCTTTTCTTCATATTCTCAATAGCCTCTTCAACGGTAAATACGGTCGGCCCCTCATGGGCAACCCACACTCCAGTATGAAGGTATGGGGTTACGCCAATCTCCTTCGCCTTATTACAGAAATCCCAGTCCTCTGAAATATAGATATTGTCACCCTTCGGTGTTTTGCTTCTACCACTTTCAAAGAATGGATAACAGCGATAAGGTATATCGGGGTGTAAGAGGGGTAGTTCCAACTTATCTACCATCTTCTGGAGCAATCCCAGAGATATTCCCATAAAGCCAGTAGCTACATACTCACATTTCTGTACAGTACCGTCAATCTTTTCAAACCCCCAAGATGCCAGTTGTTCTGCTCTCTTTACTGGATAACATCCACCCACTAAATCCTTGCCTGACTTAAGTTCTTGATAGATTTTCTCTATAGCGTCTGGGTGGAACATAATATCATCATCAATGAATATCATGTAATCACTCAACCCCTTTTCAAGAAACTCTGTGCAGGCTACGGAGCGGGAACGCCCTATTAAGGCATCCCCCGAATGGACGTTAATCCAATAGGTCATGTGAGTTTTAACCGTGTGCCATCTGAGTATTTCAATAGACTTAAACGTCATATTAGAAATATATCTGTGAGCACATATCTCAAGAGTAAGGTCAATCGGTCTATCCATATCACCCCCTTCAATTAACTGCGGGTTCTAATCCAGCACCCGAATCCGTCCCTCATTTCCTTCACACCCCAGAGTGCAATACACGCAATACCTTCTGAAAGTTTATGCGGTAGAGAGAGTGCTTTGATTGTCGGCGGAATCTGGGTTACGATAGCCAATGCTTCCCTTTGCATATATGCCGCAGCGTGGTAGCTTGTATTTACTGCGGGTAGGTTGTTGGTCATATATACAGGAGCGCCGAGTATTTGCCTCCCTTGGAAGCCGTTGTTGACTACGGAGTCAGGTATATAGTCCATCCTGACAAAGAAGTCTCTGCCCAGTAAATCAGTGATTGACTCTGGGTCAAATATCCAGCTTCTATCCGTAAACGGAGCGTTACCTTCATTCAGGATTTCATATGCAGCTATGATGTTTGTTTCGTCTATCGCAGACGCCTCTGTGCCAGTGTACTGTGAGAATGATGCAAACAGAGAACCCAGTGAAGTATCCATTTGTTCTGCCATTGCAAAAACTGCCTTGTCTTTAGCGAGTGACAGGTAATCCAGAGCATCCTGTACCTGCGTGTATGGGTCAACACCATAGGCTGTGTAGTACCTCTGGTTTATCGCTATATTGACAGCAGCTTCTGTCGTGGTTGTTACGGATATGTCAGCAGAAGCATTGTAGGCTAAAGCTGAAAGATTTGAAAGTACGGGAACAACTATAGTGCTGCCTCCGCCCTTCGCATACTTATCGTATCGCCTGTCGCATCTTACTGCAATGACAAGTGCATCCTCAACCGCTGCCTGTACTTCTTTAGACCAGATTGTTGGTATGTAATTCGCCAGGTTGGTTTGGTTTTGTGGTATAAGTGCCATTTCTTTTTCCTTTTATTTTATTTTGGTGGTGTAATAACCCCCTTGTTTACAAGGTCAAGTAATTCTGTTACACCGTGGTCTTGCTTGAGTTTTTTGATTTCTTTAGAAGACATATTGTTGACTGATTCCCAACTCAATCTGCCACCGCCAGAAGGGGTACCCCCCTCCATTTTGAGAGCACCAGAATCCTCTAGTTTCTTGCGGTATTTTTCATCTACCAGACGGCTTATGCGCTCTTCTTCGGTTTCTTTGTTTTCTGTGGGTGCTTCCACTTTTATGCCACGCTCCTTTTCTATCTTCTTGATTTTCAGGTCAGCCAATTTCAAATTGGCGTGGTCTGGATGAGGTGCGGAAGTTACCAGTTGGAAAATCTCCCAGTATGCCTCATCCTCTTCGGTTAAGCCAAGCTCCTCAACCTTGTCCTGCCTTTCTTTCATTACTTCCAGCATTACACCCTGCTTCTTCTCAATCTGTTTCTTCTGCTCAATGCTATCAAACTGCTTTAACAGGTCTGGTTTGCGTATTTTAGTTTGCTGTTCGAACTCATCAGCAGAACGACCTTGAGACTCAGATACAAATGCTGCAAGCATCTTCATCTGCTCGGTGACGGTTTTTAATTCCGTTTTCAACTCGTCTTGGTTCTTGAGTGCTTGGTCTCTCTTTTTGATTGTTAATTGTGCGGTAGTAAGCCCCTTCGTGGCTTCGGATAGTCTTTGTTCTATTTGTTCCTTTTCCTTTAATACCTCTTGTAGCTTAACTTCCGCTGACTGCTGTTCACCTTCGACAGCAATTCTTTCTTCTTCCATTGTTTTCCTCCGTAAAGTTTCTTATTGAACTTTATCCCTGTTTATAAAACATGTCGTAGTAATATGCTATTTCTGGATTCAGCCTCCTTAATCGTTTTCTCATCCTTTGAACAACTGCGTCTATTCTTTTCTTGGCTTGCGGGGTCGTTGGTTTGCCCCATATAGCCTCAACTTGACTTTGAACATCCCAGTATTCACTCATTACTTTCTTTGCTTTCTGTAGTTCTTGAAACTCCACTGGGAGTATATCGTATTTACTTTCCGCATACCCTTCCGCATAATCATATAATCCACCGAGTTGGTTCTTCAATTGTTCCTTGATTGCGTCTGCCTTATCAAATCTGTAATCTCCGAACTCGTCATACATATCGTCATTGTAAAGAGCATCGTTGTAGATTTTTATTGCTAAACGTTCTGGGCCGAGGTTCACAAGAGCCTCAAGGGTATCTTCGGTGTTCTGTCTTTTTACAATATCCTCAAATACTGGGTTGGCTTCCCTTGCTGTGTAAGCACCTTTTCTTTCGGCAAATGTAAGGCTTATCTTCTGTCTGAAACCATATCCATCATCTGGATTATTCCTGTACCAAGCTACATCCTCTATTATACGATTTTTAAATTCATCTTCTATAGCTTGACCAGCAGCATTCCAATCACCCCAAGCCGTACCCATAGATTGCCTGTCAAATTGAATCATGGCAGCCTGAAGTTCGGGGGTGGTATCTTCTACCATCCTTTGCGTCTTTGGGTCTATATCGTCCCACATCGAATAGCCCATCTGTCTGGCAATTTTATCCCTTGCCAAAACAAGGTCGTTTACATAGGTTAAAACACCCACGCCAGCTATAGCAGGGGCAGCGGTAAATAATCCATTCATCCCACCGTATTTCTCCATAGCGTCTATAATATCCTGAACTGCTAGTGGAAAGAATTTACTCTTAATAGTATCTAGTGTTTCAGTAGTTCCGCCTAGTGTAGGTTCGCCCATATATCTTTCGCCTGAAGCCAAATCCACTACTAGACCGAAGGCAGGAGAACCCTTTGATTGTAGAAATCTGAACGCCTCCCTTAACCTATCTGCTTTATTCATATTCCCGTAAGCAGTTTTCTTTTCGCCAGTTATAATTTGAGACGCAAATCTTATATACTGAAGATAACCAGTCCATATATCGTAGCGGGTCTCGCCTATCTTTATCTTGCCAAAATCAGATGAACGTGGGTCTAACTCAACATCCGCCACCCCGCTCTGTTTGAGAAGGGTCAAAAGAGAAACTCCCCCACCTACAAATGTAACAAGTGCCTTTGCTGCTTCCTTCCTAACGTATGGATTTTTGTTTATAAGCATCCTATAGATTTGGCGGGGTAATTCAAGCCGAGATGCTTGTAGTCTCGGTGAGAACAATATTGCGTTTATAGCAGGGGCATATTTATCTAACGCCTTGGGTAAATCGCCTCTTCCTGAAGCTAGGTTAATGAAACGTGCAAACAGTTTCTGCGTAGCCTCGTCAGCACCCTGTGCAGTTAAGACTTTATATCCATCTTCAAAGGCAGCATATCTTAATTCGTTTAGGTAAGTTATGAAAGCTCTCTCTGAACGCCTTACACCAGGGACTTTCTCAGCTAGACCAGATATAAACGCCTCTTCCCTTACTGATGCCCTAGCAGTTTTCTCAATTGGAGCAACATAACCACCTAATCTTACAAAGTCGTCATAATATGGCTTTGCCCTTAAGAGGTCATCCATTTCAAGGGATAACTTCTCGGAGAACACCGCTTTCATCATCTTCCAGAATGTAGCTGGGACTTTTGTTGGGTGGGTTAATCCGAGGATAAGACCCTGCCTCAACATACCAGAAATATCCATAGAAGATAATATGGGACGTGATATATTAAGAACATCTATAGCTGTATCTACGCCACTTTGTGATAGTTTGGAGAAGTTTGACACTGCATTTGCGAAGTCCCTACCGAACACCTTGGCGAAAGCTTGTATATGATGTGGTTGAGGAAGCTCGCCTGTAATCATAAGTAATCTAAAGGCATTAGCTGAGTCCGTGGTCATAAGCCCAGTCTCGGACTTATTAACTATCATTTTTGTTAGTTCATCTACTTCATCTTCAGTAAACTTACCTATCTCAACTGCAAACTCTGGCTTTAACGCACCACCCCTTGCAGCTTTAGCTTTCTCTAATGCCTCTGTCAGGGTGAGTTTGCCTTCCCTCACCTGCTTCCATATTGCGTCAGTTTTGGCTTCCTGTGTAGCACGAAGTTTAGGAAGTTCTTTCTCAAATGCTTTTCTAGCTGGCAGGACTTGCTCATCAAAAAACTTGGTTAGTTTCTGGACAATAGGCGCAGTGGGAGGTTGCTTATATTTACCAAACAGTTTCTCCCCGACTCCCGTACCAAATCTTTCTGATGCTCCACTTACACCCTTTACACCAACTTTTATTGCCTTGCCTACAGTTTTTTCAACCATACCCCAAGGTGAATACTCTATGGCGGTTCCGAGTACCTTGCCTATCTTGCCAGCCCTGCCAACTACTCCAGCAAGCCCACGCCCTACCTTTGCAGCGGTTCCTACCTGACCAGCGCCAGGGATTAACAGCCAGGGGGCGAACTCGATTACACCTTTAATGTCAACAGTCCATGGTTCATCACTCCACGGAACGTTTATTTTAATTCCTGGGGTTTCAAGCTCTTCCCAGCTTCTTTTCTTCCATTCCCAGTAGTCCTCACCAGCCATTCTCTTGACTTCTTCAACTGCACCTACGGCAGTGCCAACAACACCAAGAGTGGGTTTTATAATAGTTTCATCTATCCACTCAAACGGAGCAGCAAATAACTCAAGTGCTCTTTGCCAGAATGGAACAGAAACCTTTTCTTCCTTTGCAGGTTGCCCTAGGGCTATTTGTTGTAATTCCTCAACCGAAGGTTCAAAAGTCCTTTGCATGGGTTGGCGAACACTTCTTTGTTCTTCTGGTACTGCCACAGTCTGGGAAATATCAATCGGAGATGGCTCCCACCTACTTTTTGTAGGTCGCCAAGCCGAAAGAAACTCCTCTTCCGCTACATCGCCTATTAACTTATTGTCTGGTTGCCATAAAGCCATTTACTGCCTCGCTGGTTGCCATCTAGCTGTTTGTTCTTTTTGCTTGGGAAGCATTGAACCTATCTTTTGTTCTATTTCTGTTATATTCTGTGGTGAACCTGGGACATTGGAAAATTCTGCAAACCCACCCAGCATTTCCCTTTGCCCCCAAGGCATCTTTTGGTATGCCTCTGCGCTTGGTGTCTTTGTGGGAGCAGGAGTTATCCCCGTGGCTGTTTGCCCCCTTGCAAATTCACCCAACCAACCTGGCGCAGGGGGTAGTGTCTCTTCTTTGAATTGGTACGCTTCAATCCACCTTCTAGGGTTAGCTGTCATTTCGGCATACATGGCATCTCTCTGCAGCTTCATCATCGCCTTTGCCTGTTCTTTATCAAAGCCAAGTTGGAGTTCAAATTGCTTCTGTTGCTGTTTTAATTGTTTGTTTTGTAAAGCTAGGGTTTTTTCAAACTGATACTGGCTCAATAAAGTATCTGCCTGCTTCCACCCCAATTCCTGCTGAAACTGGTATTTACTCTGTGCTAACTGTTCCATGCTTAAAAGATATTGTTCTGCCCATCTTCTTTTTTCAAAGTCAAGGGTTTCTTCGTCAATATCCGTCTGTGCAGCCCATTGCGACATCTGAAAGTCTAGTTGGTCTCTTGCGAATGTGTTTTGCTCTACCCAGTTTTCTACTTGAGCAGTTTGAAATTGGGTCATCGTTGCAGATGGAGCTTCCATAATGAAAAGTTCACTCATGGGAATATAGTTTCCGTCAGCGTCTTTGTTGATACTGAATAATAGTCCGTTAACATTCACAACATCAAAACTTGCTGGAGCTGCCCCTGATGTTTCAGTGGCAGTATCTTCACTACTTGCCCTGTAGGCATCCATGGCTGCCATAACTCCAGTATAGTCTCCACTTTGCTGGTAGGCATCCAACGCTTCTTTTAACCCAGGGACACCTGCTACAATACTCTCGGCTTCAGTAGTAGCCTTCCCACCAAACTCATCCCACGGGTTTCCACCAGTTACCACCTTCCAGTAAAAACCCCAAAAACCCAAATTGCCGCCTGCGGCTTTATATTTATCATATTCTGGACCAAGCATAGACAAGTCCTCTATGAGGGGGCCGCCTAGCGTACTTCTATCATCTGCCATAATTTACCTCCACCACGTTGTGGGTTTTTTATTACTGGGTCTCTTGGGTTTCTTGGGTAGGGGGAAAGTTGGCACCTTCTCCCATGGGGGTGTGAATTTCTTTTTGATTTCCATTTCTTTTCTCCATTAACGAGATGTCATACATCAGCTTATTTATAACCTGTGGGTCGTATTCCTGCATAAGTTCCATCATATCAAGAAAGCCAAGGTGCTTCTTGGCGTAAATCAAGTCCTCTTTCGGGATTTTTGCTTGCGCAAACGGCTTCACCCCCTTCAGGTTGAGTTGGATTCTTGAGATGGACTTGTTATGCAAGTTCATCATATTATCCAGAATTTTATCGTTTAATCCCTTTTCCATTATTGCTTCTCAGGGGGATTCCTAACCCCCTTGGGAGATTCGCCCAATGTCTGCCGTATGATGGATGTTGCAAGGGGATTCCTCGCTTCAGATGGTCTATATTGTGTACCAGATTGCTTTACTTCCCTGGTTTCCTTATTCTGTTGCTCTAATTGTTTCAGATATTTGGTCATCCCCGCCTGCTCAATAGCTTCCATAACACGCATCTGGGACATGGTTGGGTCTGTAAGGATAGCTTGTTCGGCAATTGATTCAGCCATTATGTCGTCAGCCACATCTTCAGTCTTGCCCATATATTCAACAAGAAATCTCTTCCAGCTTATTCTTGTCTCATTAACCAGTGTCCTGCCAAGCATTACCTTCCTGTCGTGTTCTATGGCTTCTTCGGGATTGAGTTTTACTATACAGTCATAATATCCATCAATATCATCCTTGGTAATGGTTTCTTCCTTGTTGACATATTCGCCCTTTTCCAAAACCTTTGCCCGAATTGTGACTGGAAGAGCCTGCGGGGTTTTCTCAAGTATCTTCAGACACATTCTTAAAAGTTCCGATAGCGCACGTTCCATATTATCAATAGTTTTTGAATACTTCTTCTGAACGTGCTCATATAATATATCTTCTAATCTTCCGCTTGTGCGTGAGCCAGAAGCCATACCAGCCATAATCGGAGGGATATCCTGACCGAGTGCCTGACGTATCTGGTATAAATGCTGAAAGAGTTCGGCAGCAGCCACCGCTGGAGTATATATTTGATACTCGTATCCGTAAGGAATTATAATCATTGAGCCTGGGCCGATTACTGTCTTTTTAAGTTTTTGTTCATCTATGGGGGATGCGTCTGGAGCGGTTGCTTTTATAAAAACCATTGGATTAGCCCAAGTTCCTATGATTGAATCAATGCGTGATTCTATTTCGCACTCTTCCCGCAGCCTATTGCGTAATTTCCTCAACCGTCCAACAGCCAGCTTCTCTGGTCTGCCCTCGTAAGATTTGTTACCAAAACCAGCATAGCAATGGACAAACGGCACAAACCCAAGATAGTTAATTGTATTTGTATATTCTTTATCGCCTATTGAAACAAATTTCTTATCATTGTCAAAATATGCTTTATAGATTAATCTTGTCCCTGTTTCTTCCCAATCAGGGAACATTGATTTTACCGCCTCTTTTTTCATTTCATATGATTTAGCAAGTTGGTTGGGGACAAGCCAGTCGTACGGCTGGGCAAATATATAAAGGGGGTCTGGGGCGGTAAAGATTATGGGGCAACTCTCCATCCCTCCCTGGTGGGATGTATTGTACTGAACCTGCCCATATGCCTCTCCCTTGAGGATCAGGTTTCTTGTGAACTGCGACAGCTCTGGAATAAAATGCCTTACCAGGTAATTTAAGAATCTCGATACTTTGAGGGCAGCTTCCCTTGATTTATCAGTGTTTTTTAATGGTTCCCTAAAAACCTGCGGGTTTGCGAGCTCTATGTGGTCTACTACGGAATCAACTATCCTGGCAGCCGTCCCAGTCCTTACAATGTGGAAGGGTTTTTTAATATTAACGTCAAACTCATCATCATAATATCCCAGGTCAATTGATTGTTCGGTAATCCTCGCTGAATGGAAGGTCGCCTGACTTGAAATAAAGTCATTTACATCTTGCATATAATACTCCTAGGCATAACTTGTGCATTCCCTTTGGATAGAATGGAACTGTGCCTCTGTCCTTATGGGCTTCTTCCTGACCTGCCACGCTATAGCCCTCGCCATAACACGGTCATCCCTTCTTCCCTGAAGATGTTTATACTTTCCCTTTGTATCCCTTACAAAAGTGGACATCTCGCCTATGGCATCACTTGAACGTATAATCGTCCTTCTCAACCTGACCGCTTCCTCATATTCCTTTAACATCGTCAGGCGGTCTATCTTGGGAGGAATGGCGTAAGAGGACGTGTACCATCCGTCTTTTCCCTTGTCGTCTTTGTAGAGGTTCCCATACATCATGTCCCGTAACTTCTGGATAACAATCCCACCCACAGTTCCGTTTCTTTCTGGGGCTACAAGTGCTTGGTTATATTCAACCAAAAGCTCAAAGGATAGGTCAGCAAACTTATCCGCAGGAATATCGGCATAAAGCTCAGCCATCTCCTCGCCCGTCTGTGAATCTATAATTATCAAATCGTTAATTCCCTCACCACCCTCATCCGCACAATCCATGCCAGCAATATAACGAACTCCTATTACGGGTTCCTTGTAGATTGTTATGTATTTTCTTTCTTCAAATGGGTCTACGCAGTTTTTAAGTTGCGAACCAAGGTCATCTTTTCTAAACAGACAATCACCTGCAAGGATTTCAAATTGCCCCTCGATTTCCTGTGAGTATTCAAGGGGAGAGAGCCCGAGTTTATTAATATATTCCGCTATCTCCGTTTCATCCCTGTAGGCATTATCTCTTGTAGAGGCCTGGATGAGTTCATGTCCATCCTTCCTATCTGGTCCAAACTCAAGATAAACCCAGTTCAGCTGCTTGGGGGTCGTTGTAATCCATAGTTGATACGGATACGGCTTTCCTTCTTTGTCCCTCTGCCTCATCCTCTTCTTACAGTTTGTATAAGCAAGATACGGGGAAAGAGATGCCTCATCCATATGAATAAAAGAAACCTCGCCACCAACTATTGTCTCTGGTTTATCGGTTGAATAAAAGTAAACCTTCCCGCCCGTGTAAAGTTCCCATGAAGGATAAGGCCTTGTTTTCTGTTTTTTAATAATCTCCTGTGGATAAACCTGAAGGTATTTATCAAGGGTAGCCATCTCCATTATCCTGTAGGAAGGAGATGTCACTATCGCAGAGGAGCCAGGGTTCCTTAATTGAAGGTCAAGCATTTTAAGCGCTCCCGCATGCGTTTTCCCCGCACCCACGCCAGCTATAAATGCTATCTCTGGAGATTTAGAATCGTATAATTTTCTCTGTTGAGGATAACCCTCAATCAGAATTTCTATTTTCTTTGGTTCCATGTTTTATGATAATCTCCACGGGAGCCTGACGGCCAGCCTTCGGCTCAAGAAGGCCTGAAATCTCAGCAAACAATCTCTGGGAAGAAGGGTTGGCTTTTGCGAGTCCCTCATCCATAGAAGCAAGAAAAAGCCTCAGCCTGTCGCCAGAGAAATTCAACTTAACAGCAGAATCCCTTGCTCTTGTAACTTCAGGGTCTTTCTTCCACCTTGAAAGCATATCGGGATGGACTTCCAGCCTCTTGGCTATGTCCTGTAAGGTTTCGTTTTCCGTGTTGGGAATACCAAGCCAGATTCCAAACTGGCGCTTCTTTTCGGAAACCTCTTCTTTTGTTCCTCTGATTCGCATTACTTCCTTCTAGTTTGAAATAACATATTCCGCCCATTTACAATAGAGACGGAAGTCATATTTCTCAAGGCATTTTCTATCCTCCCACAGTTCGTGGGTAAAACGGTCATTCAGAAGTTTCCACTTCCTGAAGATTAAATTATGGTGCCTGTCTAATCCATAAACTATCATCTTAATACTCTGGGATGGGATTTCCATCTGCGTCTATCCCTCTGTCATCTTGGAGAATATCATTTATAACAGGAGTTCCATATTGGGGTAGATAGGTTGGAAGTTTTTTGCCTTCCAACCTAATCTTCTTGGTTTCATAGTAGTATTTTAACTTTCTAACGGCATCTTTCTTCTTTGAGAGGGGCATTTTAATCAGCCTTTTCCTTCATTTAAGGTTCTTTTAAGAGAGGGGGGTTATAGATTTACCCCCCGTTTTAAGGGGTTAAACACTGATATATAGACTTCCTTTAGCTGTCAGGGCTTCGTTATGTATGGCTTGTGCCTGTATTCCGTGCCTGATATTACATAATGAATATAGTGCGAACTAAGTTACTCTTTTGCTTGTGTTTTAGGGAGTCAAATCCTCTCGCTCAATTCTAACATAGTCTTCTGATTATACTCCACCCCAGCCCCTCCCCCATTGATATACCATATAGTTATCTTTTGTCTTAGCATTTTTGTTCCCATTCCCGTCACAACAGGTTTGCATAGTTGAAGCGTTTAGTTGAGCGGGATACTTTGAAAGCCCCGTATAACGAGGCAATATCTATTCCTACACGTGGCAGGCGAGTCTAAACTATTTTTATAAAATATATTCGTTATGTTATCTAAAGTATTGACAACCGTTTAATTATATGGTAATCTAGGCTAATAAATTACAGGAGGCAAGTCAATGATGGAAAATATACCAGTCAAACACACAGCAGCCATAATGAACAATGGAGGATATAATGTCCTGCATAGTGGCAATATGGCGGAAATGCGCAAGGCATGGGATAATCTACCATTTGAACAATCGGGCGGGTTATTCTCCCTAGTAGCCAGGGCCATAGACAATAAATGGTATAGAATAAACTGGATGGTATTTTAGTCTCATATTATCTTAATAAAGGGAGGCAATAAAATGAAACAGTACGAAGGATTTATCAACTACAATGAATACTCGGGCTATGGATTTTCTAAAAATACCCTAGAGGAAGCTAAGAAGGATATGTTAGCTGGAATAGACTTCTATAAGGGAATAGGAGCTAATATTAAGGATGCCACAATACAAGCATACTGCGATAAGTGTAGAAATGAGGGATTTTATAAGGTAAGACGGCCACGCAGTATTAAAACAGTAAAATGCGAATGCAACCAACAATATATAAATGATAAATGCGAATTCATAATTTGTTAATAAAGTAAAATATAATCAATAGGAGGAATTATGAAACTTTATACTAAGCAAGAGCTAATCAATAAGTATCACGGCATGTTTATTGATACTTACCCCCATCATTCTTATAAGTGGATTGACGGGCATCATCAAGAACCTACAACATACGAAGTACGGGGCGTATCATCCACTATAAAAGAGAACTATAATCCACCTGAGGAGGTTTAATTATGGACTGTATTAAATGTCATTGGAAGTCAGCCGAAACCTGTAAAATATGTAAAGGAGGTAAATAGTAATGGAAACCAAAACAGCAACATATTGCAATATGACGGAGCAGCGATTTACACTTAAACCAGGTACTAAAACATCTTGGCTCATTGAAAAGCCTACAACAACCGAGAACTATACCGAGCAGCAATATCATAATTGCGTAGAGGCTGCCCCATTCTTTAGGCGATTAGGTGGCTCAGAGCATCTGGACTATGGCTATTTTAGCAAGGGCTATCTTTGCTATAGGATAATCAGTAAATCGCCAGACCGCCAGACTAAAGTTATCAGAACATTTAACTTTGACTAACCTATTCAACTATTAAGGATTAAGCCGGTTAGAAATAGCCGGCTTTTTCTTTTGTTACATAGTGTCGGCAGTTATTAATATATGCCGACGTTTTGTTTAATAGCGGAGCAGGTGTCTAATTCCACCGCTGGTCTTTCGGACTAGGTTGCGGAAGCGGATTAGGGTATATCCTTTAAACGAGTTCCCGACTCAATACTCCCACCCCTAAAACCAGTTATCGCCATCGGTTTGTTGGCTTGCCCGCTGCCAATTTTCGCCCCGCTTTTTCTTTTATAAAGGCTAACGCATAACGATAGCCCAACTTTTTCCGCCATTGGTGGATAAGCTATACTATTACTTTTCTGTATAAATGGCTAGATTTGGAACTGAGGGCGTCTACTTTATGACCTGCCCGACTTCTCTAAACGTGATACCGCTGAAACCATACTGAACTTTGTCATCCAGCTTATTAGCGACAAGTCCGCTATGGACATCTAGTAGCTTCCTGTGTGTATCTTTATCAGCTAATTTAATCCTTGCCAGTGCTATGATGGGATTTAATTCCACTGTTTATCCCCTGCGCCTGCTATTTGTCGACTTGTTGCGCCGAAGCCAGGCGCATATTATGAGGCAAAGTGTATTACCCCCTCTTACTATTATCTCATGCCTGTCAACTTGACAAATTACAATGTTTTTAGTATAATATAACTATGATGAAAGGTGTAAAAAGAATATCAAAATATGGCAAGACTTATTATTGTTACTACACAAAAAAGAACAAGCCATCTAGGGAAAGGACATTATATATATCAAAAAGTGGTAATTTATACTTCAACTATTACAAAAAGAAGGATAAGCCATCAGCAAAATCTGTAAGGGACAAACGATTCATTATAGACAATTACATATGCACTA